AAGGCTGAAAACGGTTTGTACCTTATTATTCCTGGACTTATCCTGAAGGGGAATGCTACTCCGCTGGTTATTCGTGCATTTGCTGCTACGGCGAATGTGGTTACCATTACGGGGTATGTGAACCGAATCACCGCTTAGTAGGTATTTATGCCCAGAGCGTTAATTGAAACTTTTGGTGGCAAGGCTATGAGTGGTGGCGCACTTGCGCCACGCAGTCGCCGTGGTGTTGTTGGGTCTGTTGATTCTGTGCGCCGTGGTGGGAATCCACCTATTTCCGTTCAATATCTTGTTATTGCTGGTGGTGGATATGGTGGCGGAAACGGTTCGGGTGGCGGCGGTGCTGGGGGTTATCGTACTTCTGTAACTGGTGCAACGAATGGTGGCGGTTCCGCTCTTGGCGCACCATTGGAATTTGAGCGTGGAGCAACCTATACTGTCACGGTCGGTGCGGCACAAAGCAACTCTGTTCTTGCAACCATAACCTCAACCGCTGGAAACTCTCCAGCATCCTATGGTGTTGGCGGTAACGCTGGTGGAGCAACCACACAAGGCTACAATGGCTCTGCATCGGGTGGCGGCGGCGGCTCTGGTGCCGCTGCAACATCCTGTGTTGGTGGTAATGGTCTGAGTAACTCTATTACTGGTTCTGCTGTCACTCGTGGTGGTGGTGGTGGTAAGGGTGATGCCGCAAACTGCTGTCAGAACTGTGGTGGTTGTGCTGGCGGTTCTGGTGGCGGTGGCGGTGGAGCGGGAACCGAACCGAACTGCTGTGGTGGTCAAGGTGGAACAGGTGGAGCCAACACTGGTGGTGGCGGTGGTGGTGGTGGTCGTGACTGTGGCGGTCCAACTGGATATGCTGGAGTTGGTGGTTCGGGATTTGTCGCACTACGCTATGTTGATAGCGAAGCAGTAATTACTTCAATTAGCGGTGGTTTGACCTACACGACCACTACTAGCGGTGGTTTCCGAATCTATTCATTTACTGGTGGCACAGGGACGATTACATTCTAATGGCACATTACGCATTTCTTGATGAAAATAACATTGTGACTGAAGTTATTGTTGGTCGCAACGAATGGGAAGTTGTTGATGGAATCTCTAATTGGGAAGAACATTATTCTCAGTTCCGTGGACAACGCTGTTTGCGCACTAGCCTGCATGGTAACATTAGAAAGACTTTTGCCCGTGTTGGTTCACGCTATGATGAGGCTACGGACTCTTTTATTCTTCCAGCACCATTTCCAAGTTGGGAACTGAATTCTGATTTGGATTGGGTTGCTCCAGTTCCATATCCAGAAAATGATGAGCATTTGTATGCTTGGGATGAGGATATCCGAAATTGGTTTATAAGCCATAATTGGAATGATGAGAAATCAGAATGGGAACCGATTCAATAGACCTTAAAGCACGCATGGTTGTTTGCCGTGAATGCGAAAAGTTTAACAAGCATTTGGCACAATGTAAAGTATGTAAGTGTTTTATGCCAGTTAAAACTAAAATTAAATCATCTAAATGTCCATTGGGCAAATGGTAACTAGGAGAAACATGAAAGTATCTAGCGAACATAAGGCTATGCTGAAGTCGTGGGCAAAAGTATTTGCCGCCGCTGTCATCGCAGCCTATAGTGCAGGTAGCCGTGATTGGACGGTTCTTGTCAACGCAGGTGTCGCTGCGTTGATTCCTGTGGTTTATTCTTGGCTTGACCCGAAGGACGCACGCTTTGGTCGCCGTCTGGTGGTCAAGAAGAAGGCTGCCCCGAGAAAGAAGCGTTAATGTCTAGGCGACCCTATACGGGTATGTCTGATGGCGTTTCCAAGGGGAAACGCAAAGGCACAGAAGCATTTGTAAAACACTGTGTTCTGCTTAGCGGTAAGAATCTGTGGAATAATGGCACTTGGGGTGTGCGACCCATCAAGGGTCGCCCCGATAAGATGTCAGTTCACTCAACGGGTCGGGCTATGGACTTGAGTTGGCGTGGCAAGGACAGAAAACAGGCTAATGATTTCATTAACTTTCTTGCCACTAATGCTGCCACATTGGGCATTGAACTAATTATAGATTATTTCCCAGCCCCGTATGGTCGTGCGTACAAGTGTACCCGTGATGGGTGGGAAAAGTATCATCATCAGGTGGTGGTTGGTGCGCCCCGTGGCGATTGGTACCATATAGAAATTTCTCCCGAGTTTGCTGATGACCCGAAGAAGGTTCATCAAGCCTTTAAGGCACTGTTCAAGTAACCTATGGTGGACTACGGTCCACTAGATTGGAACTTATGAAAAAGTTGCTGCTAGTTTCGGCTATACTGATTTCAGTCATGTTCACCTCTCCTGTCCACGCCACAACTAGGGAGTTGTTGTGTGACCATCGTAAGGATATTTCTAGTATGGTTTCTGCCCAGCGTTCCGCTGGCAGATATCAGGTTGATTATGTGATGTGGCGTGAGTCACGCTGCCGCCAAGTAGCGTTTAACCCCACAGACCCGATGGGTGGTTCTTATGGTCTTTTCCAAATCAATGCTTATTGGTGTAAACCAAATAAGTATTTTAAAAAGGGTGTTCTCCAGCATTGGGGGATTGTGGAGTCGTGTAATGACTTGTTTAATCCTAGGGTTAATGCTTTGGCTTTTATGGCTATTTTTGATTATGCTGAGCAGTATTATGGTGATGGTTGGATTCCGTGGGGTGGTAAACCGTGGAACTGACACCACTGTTGAACGAGAAGGAATGGCGTAAATGTCGTGGTCCTGAGAACGCCAGTTTGGATGAACAGATTGAAGCGTTTGCTTATTTCTGTTCAAACTATTGGTGCATTAAGCATCCTGAGCGTGGACGAATTAAGTTTGAGTTGCGTGAAGCACAGTTGTCCACTATTCGCTCATGGATGTCAGAACGCTACAGTATTGTTCTGAAGGCACGCCAGATTGGTTTCAGCACTTTGGCTGCTGCTTATGCTTTTTGGTTGGTGTTTTTTGCCCCAGACCGATTTATTGTCATGTTGTCCCGTACTGAGCGTGAATCGGTCAAGTTGCTCGCTAAAAGCAAATATGGCTATAGGTTTCTTCCGCAGTGGATGAAGGAGCGTGGTCCACGCCAAACCACCGACCATCAGTTGAAGATGGTGTTTGATAACGAATCTGCTATTGAGTCACTGCCATCGGGCAGCGACCCTGCCCGAGGTGAGTCGGTATATTTGGTGATTGTGGACGAATGGGCATTCTTGCCAAACCCTGAGGAAGCGTGGGCTTCTATTGAACCTATTACCGATGTCGGTGGTCGGGTTATTGGATTGTCTACGGCTAATGGTTCTGGAAACTTTTTTCACCAGTTGTGGGTTGGGTCACAAACAGGTGACAATAAGTTCAAGGGTATTTTCTTTCCGTGGAATGCTGATGGGGAAAGAAATGATGATTGGTATGAAGCCAAGTCACGCAACATGCAGGACTGGCAGATGCACCAAGAGTATCCACGCTTCCCAGAGGAAGCGTTTATTAAGTCGGGTAACCCAGTATTTGACATTGACCTGCTGGATAGCATGGAAATGGTTGAACCTAGCACTGGATATTACCATTTGTTTTCGGATGGCAACGGTGAGTTCCGATATGAGAAAGATGGCGAACTATCGGTTTGGGAATTCCCTGACCCTGCCAGCGTTTATGTGATTGGAGCGGATGTCGCTGAAGGTTTGTCGCATGGCGACTATAGTTCTGCCCACATAATTGATGCAGCCACAGGTTTAATCGTTGCCCACTGGCATGGACATATTGAACCAGATATTTTTGGCGAACTTCTGGCTGAACTGGGCTGGTGGTACAACACAGCCCTGTTGGGTGTGGAAAACAATAACCACGGTTTGACTACCTTGAAGGCTGCCCAGAAGCATGGCTATAAGAATCTGTATAAACAACGCCGACTTAATGCTGTCCGTGCAGACGCTACTGATGTTTTGGGTTGGAGAACCACGGGTACCAGCAAACCGTTGATGATTGACGAACTGAATGCTAATATTCGTGATGGTGGCATTACCATTTTGGATGAAAAGACTTTGGCTGAATTGCGCACCTTTGTGCGCAAGGAAAATGGGCGTATGACTGGTAGCCCACACGATGACCGAACTATCAGTTTGGCTATTGCCAACCAGATGCTGAAGTATGTGTGGCTTCCAGAGTACCGTGGAGATGTTTCCGTACCTAAAAACAGCCTTTTGTGGTGGGAACAGCACATGTTTTCCAATTATGGTGACGGAAAAGTGTTCATTGGGTCCCATAATGTGCGAAAACAGGTCCCATTCTAGGGAACAATGGTCATATTTGTGTATGGAATTAATATGCGACACTTGTCAGACACAGTTTTTTGTAGAGCAGATGCCTCATCGTGGGTCAATCTGCTTCAAATGCCATATTAAGGGGGTTCGTCTTGGCTTTACTTATGGTCAGGAGGATTTTCATGGTCCTACTATTCGTGAGCGTCAGCGTCAAACTGTTGAGCAGGCTAAGATTAACGGCTATAACGCCGAGCCTGTCACGAACTGGATGTAATGTATGTCCTCGGCGGTCTGGGTCCCTATTGCGGTCGCAATCATCACGGGACCAGTCGTTGTGGTATTACAAAAACTTCGCAAAGAGAATACCGACCAGCACGCCCAAGGACAGATTCTTTTACGAATGATAGGGAAAAAGGTTGATGCTATGGGTACTAAGTTGGACAACCATATTGGTTGGCATGAGGGTCAAAAGGACGCAGAATAATGGCTAAGAAGTCGGCAGCAGATTACCTGAAGAATTATAAGCAGCGTTTGGAGGCTTCTAAGCGTTGGCGCAAGGATGAAGGTTATGATGCGACTTGGCGCAGAATGAATGACCTGTATAAAGGTCAGCATTATGAGGATTACCGTAACGAGGACCGTCTGCTGGTCAATATTGCTTTTTCCACGGTAAACATTATTGCTCCGAATATTGCTGTTAACTTCCCAAAGATTACCGTTAACTCTGTAAGTCCTGATAATGCTGCTAATGCTGTCATCGCTGAAGCGGTTGTGAACTACTGGTGGAGGCATCGTGATATCCGCACGGAGTTCCGCCGTGCGGTCAAAGATTCACTGGTTTGTGGTCATGGCTGGATTAAGGTCGGTTACCGTTTTGTTGAAGAAGAAGTTGTTGGCGTGGACGATGAGTTCTCTGACCCAACTGTGGTTGGTGGCGAAATCACCACCAACACGGTAATTACAGCAGACAGCCCGTTTGCTGAGCGTGTCAGCCCGATGGATGTGTTTGTTGACCCAGATGCAACCAGCATGAAGGATATTAAGTGGATTGCTCAGCGCATTCGCCGCCCACTGTCTGAGGTTAAGGCTGATAAGCGTTATTCCAAGTCTGCTCGTGAATCGGTTCAGGTTATGGCGGTTAGCCGCTATGCGGATGACCCGTCACGCAAGAAGATTCAAGACAAGAATCAGGGTTATGCTGAGATTTGGGAGTTTTACGATATTGTCGGCAAGAAGATGTCGGTATTCTGTGAGGGTTCGGACCAGTTTCTTGTTAAGCCTATGAGTATGCCGTATTCGTTTGGGCAGCCATTTGTGATGCTGCGCAATTATGATGTGCCAGATACCTTTTACCCGATTGGCGACCTTGAGAGCATTGAGCCGCTTCAGAAGGAATTGAACGAGACTCGTTCGCAGATGATGAATCATCGTAAGAAGTTTGCTCGCAAGTATCTCTACAAGGAGTCGGCGTTTGACCAGTTGGGTCGCACAGCCCTTGAATCTGACGAGGACAATGTGATGGTTCCCGTTATTAGCGATGAGGCTTTGGGTGGTGTGGTGTCTGCTTTCCCAGCGGTTATTAACCCACCTGATTTCTATAATCAGACAGAAACGATTATTGCGGATATTGACCGTGTTTCTGGTGTGACAGAAATTCAGCGTGGTGGTTCACCTGAGATTCGCCGTACCGCTACCGAGGCTTCATTGGTTCAGGATTCGTCCAATGCTAGAACTGCCGATAAGTTGGCTATGGTTGAGCAGGCGATTGCTGAGGTGGGTCGCCGTATGGTGGCTTTGGCACGCCAGTATATGACTGGTGAACAGGTTGCACGAATCACTGGTAAAGATGGTGAACCTGTTTGGGTTCAGTTTGACCGTGATTATCTTGAGGGCGATTTTGACTTTGAGGTTGCGGCTGGTTCTACTCAGCCGCATAATGAGTCGTTCCGCCGTCAGATGGCACTTCAGATTGTTGATGCTATGGCACCGTTCGCTGGTGCAGGTATCGTTGACATGCCGAAGTTGGCTGCCTATGTTCTTCAGCAGGGTTTTGGTGTTAAGAATCCTGATGAGTTCATTATGCAGCCACAGCCGCAGCCTCAGGCTGGTCCTGAGCAGATGGCTGGTGCTGGCGCACCGCCTGCACAGATGGACCCGATGGCTCCTCCTGCTTCTTCTGTCCCTGCTGGTCCGTTGAATGGTGACCCTGCTATGTTGCAGGCTATGTTGCAGCAAGGACAGATGCCGCCAGCCCTCTAGGGAACGACTGTTTATATAGGTAGAGCAACCATTTAGGACTCTAGGAGAGTAAAACATAATGAGTGACGAAGTCACCCAATCGCAGCCCGTGGAAACCTCTGGTTCACCCGTTTCGGAAAGCGTTACAGAAGCCCCAGATACACCCGTTCTTCCTGTAGAGGAATACTCTAATCATAGAGTTCCTGTCAAGTTAGATGGTGAGGAACTGCAAGTTCCGTTAAGTGAGGCTATCGCTGGTTATCAGCGGCAAGCGGATTATACTCGCAAGACGCAGGAACTCGCTCAGCAGCGTGAACAATTTCAGTTCGCCTCTGCTTTGCAAACTGCTCTTGAGACTGACCCTGCTGCCACTATTGACCTGTTGAGCAAGCATTATGGTATCAGCCGTCAGGCTGCTGCCGATATGGTTGCTGATGGTGAAGATTTTGAGATGCTGGACCCTGTGGAACAGCGTTATCGGGAACTTGACAAGCGGATAGCAACATTTGAGGATTATCAGACTCAACAGAAAGTTGAGGCTGAGGTTCAACGGCTACAGTCTCGGTATCAGGATTTCAATGTCCAAGAAGTTATTACTACCGCTTTGCGGCTTGGTTCTACCGACTTGGAAGGCACTTACAAGCAACTCGCATTTGACAAGATGATGTCCAAGATGGAGTTGGAGCGTAAGGCGACTGAGCATAAGACAGCAGCCGAACAGGCTGTTGTTGAAGCGAAGCGTCAAGCGTCTGTGGTGTCGGGCGGAGCATCCGCTACGGCTACCACTACCAACGAAACTTTTGAACCCATCACATCAATTCGGGAAGCATGGGAAGCCGCCAAACGCCAATACGGCGCAATTTAACCCTTCTAGTTCACTTTAAGGAGTGACAATGTCAAACGCAAACTTTGATGCGTTGCTTTCAACAACGCTCGCAAACTACCGTGACCAACTCACGGACAACATCTTCACGGCACGCCCGTTGACCTACTTCCTCTCGGACAAGGGTCGCATTCGCATGCTCAACGGCGGCACGAAGATTGTTGAACCGCTCATCTACGGTCAGAACAGCACCGTGGCATCGTACAGTGGCTACGACACCATCTCGCTGACGGCTCAGAGCGGCATCACCGCAGCCGAGTACGACTGGAAGCAGTACGCTGCATCCATCGCTATCTCGGGAATTGAGGAAGCAAAGAACAACGGCGAGCAGGAAATCATCAACCTGCTTGAGGCGAAGATTATGCAGGCTGAGGAGTCCATGCGTGAAGGCTTCAACCAGATGTTCTTCGCAGATGGTACGGGCAACAGCGGCAAGGACTGGAACGGTCTTGGCAACATCGTTGAGGCTTCGGGAACCGTTGGTGGAATCAACCGTGCAACCGCTGGTAACGAGTACTGGCGTTCGTACGAGGAGAACACCGCAGGTGCTTTGACCCTCGCCCAGATGTCCACGGCGTACAACAGCGTGTCGGTTGGTAATGACCACCCAGACATGGTGCTGACGACCCAGACCCTGTTTGAGAAGTATGAGGCTCTTTTGCAGCCGCAACTTCGTTACACGGACACCCGTACGGCAGATGCTGGCTTCCAGAACCTGCTGTTCAAGGCTGCTCCTGTTGTTTACGATGAACACTGCACCGCAGGTGTTGTGTACTTCCTCAACAGCAAGTACCTGACCCTCGTTGGTCACACGGGTAAGTGGTTCGCTCAGACGGAGTTCGTCCGCCCAGAGAACCTTGATGCCCGTTACGCACTCATCATGTGCTACGGAAACCTGACCTGCCGTAATGCGGCTAAGCAGGGTAAGTTGACCGCTAAGACCGCCTAAGGTTTAGGGGAACAACTAGGTTAATGGTGGGGGGAGAAATCCCCCCACCATTTCTTATTTAGGAGCATTTATGCCAATGGATGAAGGTTACGACCAGTATTTCAGCAGTGCTGTAAATACCGCAAAGAAGGCGAAGAAGCGGCGTGCCAAGAAGCGTGCAGCAGCCAAGAAGGTTGCGGCTAGTAAGCCTGCTAGCAAGTCAAAGACTTCAAAGCCCACTTTGGGACATCCAAGTTTTGCTGGTAGCAATACCAAGCCATATAATGTTCAGCCGCAAAAGAAAAAGAATGTTACGAGTTCTAAGGAACCACGCAAGGCTGGTCCGTCTGTTGGTCGTAGCCAACGCCGTCCGAAGTCGTTGTATCGTGGTCGTGGAGCCTACTAGGAGTATTTATGAAGCGTAAGCCTGCTATTCAAGCCCGTCAGGGTCATGCCCGTGGATTGGACGATATTGGTCGTGCAATCGTTGACGCAACCAAAACTACTATTGGCAAGGATTTGTCTAAGAAGTTGAAGAAGGCTGCGAATGATATTCCAGACCCAAAGTACAAGAAGAAGGTGTACAACAAGAAGGGTGGTCTTACCACCGATTATAAGGACTATGTTCTTAAGCAAATGAAGGGACAGTATTAATTATGGCACAAGCACGCAGACCCAAGGCTAACATTTGGGACGATATCTGGAAGCAGGCTAAGAATGCTGCTAAGCGTGGCAATAAGGAATTGGCTGCTCAACTGTCGGCTAAGGCGCAGAAGGCTGCTGATGATGCCGCTAAGAATGCGAAGGGTAAGTCTGCCTTGATTCGTGAGTGGGACCGCAAGTTGGGTGCCGACTACTACATCAACCGTGACATTACCAGCGCAAAGACTCGTGGACAGAAGGCTGCTGCCGAGTCTCGTAAGCGTGGTTTTGAATCCAAGACCAAGGGTGTTGGCGCACGCCAGCAGGCTAACCCATCTAAGGCTATTGATGCTGCTGCTGCTCGTCAGCAGAAGCGTGCTGATTGGGTTAAGGCTGGTGGGAAAAATGCATCACAGAAGGCTACTGGTCGCCGCACTAAGGCGGAGCAGGCTCGGAAGATTGTTCGTCAGGAATCAACTGCTGCTAGCCGTGCTGCTAGCCGTCAGCGGATGAAGAACAAGATTAACCGTGCAAGAGGTCCTCGCTAAACATGGCTAAGATGCCAAAGAAGGATTCTGGTTTGTCGCTTGACGAACTGAATAAGTTTTTGGTTAAAACCTTGTTGGGTTCTGAGTCCGAGGCGTTGTTGAAGCAGGCTGGTTCTGTTGAAGCCCCACGAGGGCGACAGGGAAATATGGTTAATCAGTTTGGTTCTTTGGGTATGACTCCTGAGACACAGAAAATGGTTGCTAAGATGGGGTTGGGCGGCAAGGCTGCCGCCTATAGTAATGTTGCCGACTTGTTTGGTGTTAAGGATGCCTACAAGTTTTTGGAGTCTGGTAACCCGTCAAATGCTGCTTGGGCTGCCCTCAGTGTTGCGCCTTTCGGCGCACCAAAGGGTGCTGGCAAAAAGGTCGCCAAACAGGTTAACGCTTTGGCTTCTTATTTGCTGGGTTTGTTCGGTAATTAAAGGGGTTTGGGGGAACCATTCCCCTATTTATGATGAATACTCCTCCTGTCCACGCCCAAGCCTATTATGGAACCCCTGTTGGTGGTCAACGGCTGAACGCCGTTGCCAACGCCCGTATTGCTGCCCCTAGTGGACCGTATCTTGGTCGTGGTGACAAGTGTGAGGGTAACGATGATACCTGTGGCGCAAACAAGGTGCGTGGACAGCGGTTCTGCGCTGGACACATGAAGCGTGCCAAGGTTGAGATTCCGAAGGATGCTGCTTAATGGCTTATAATCAGATGACTGCTGCTGCCCTGAGGCAGACGGTTCGTGATATCACGGATTTGGATGCTGAGGACCTTCCCGATTCGTTGTTGAATCTGTATTTGCGTGACGGTTATTACCGTATTCTTGACCTTGAGAAGCGTTGGTCTTGGTTGGAGAAGTCGTTTACTTTTAATACGGTTGCTGAGCAGCGTGCTTATACGATTTCTGCGTTTACGGCTGACCCGATTGCTCAGGTTGTTTCTATTGTGGACCCGACTGGTGTCGGTACTCGTTTGCAGATGGTTGGGCATGATGAGGCTGAGCAAACCTATATGGGGTCATACGATATTTCTGGTGACCCACTGTTCTATAGCATTTGGGAGGGTAAGGTTCATCTGTTTCCAAAGCCGAACAATGTTCGGACTTTGACGGTTCGTGCGTATCGTGAACCGATTGACTGGATTACTACTGAGGGTTATGTTGATGCTGCACCGAATCTGCATTTTCCGTTGGCGTATTATGCGTGTAGTCGTGTGTATCAGCGTCTTGAGGATACTGTGATGGCTGATACCTATAAGCGGTCGTTTGATGAGGGTGTTTCTATGGCTCGGGATGCTATTCAGAAGCCGAACAGTCATGCGCATTTGGTGTTGTCTGCTGGTCATACGGCTGGTCGCCCGACCTTTAATGGGTGGATGCAGAGCCTCGGTAGAACGCTAGGGCAGTAGCCGTGGCTGGGTTGAATATTGTTGAGGTCAGTGATTTTACTGGCGGTTTGAATTATCGTGCCGACCAGTTTCAGTTGTCCAACTTTGAATCCCCTGACATGTTGAATGTTGAGATTGACCCTCGTGGTGGTGTGTTTAGTCGTGGTGGTCAGCATCAGTTAAATACGACTGCTGTTTCTGGTACTTGGAGTCCAGAGAAGTTGTATCCGTTTTATGGGGATACAAGTACCGTGATGTTGACGAACGCCAACAAGATTTGGCGTTCAACTGGCGGTAACTTTACTACGCTTCAGTCATCTGCTGGCGTGGACATTACTTCTGTTAGTGCGCATGGTGCGTGTTTTGCTCAATGGGGTAAAACACTGTATATGGTTTGTGGTTCTGCTGGTAATGGTGGTTATGCTTGGCAAACCACCGACACATATGCTACTGCTTTGACGGCTAGTGGTACGAATCCTAATGCTTGGCAGACTACGCCTGATGGTTCCCGTAAAATGCCAACCGCTGAACACATTATTGTCCATGCTAACAAAATGTTTATTGGCTATGTTACCGAAGTATCCTTCGGTAACGCATTAGCAACTTATCCGAATCGTATTCGCTGGTCGCTGGAAAACTCTCCAGAGAACTGGGATGAGGATGATTATATTGATATTCAGGGTGGCGGTACTGGTATCACTGGTTTTGCTGTTGTTAATGGTCAGTTGGTTGTATTTAAGCCGAATGCCGTTTATCTAGTTCTTGGCTATGATACAGCAACCTTTCAGGTTGTGGAATTAACAAACCGTATTGGGTGCCTTAGCCATCATGCTGTTGCGCAGGCTGAAAATGGTGTGTACTGGTTCAGCCATAATCAAGGCTTGTTTTATTATAATGGCTCATCTATTCAGGATATGTTTACCAATTTGCGTACCGCTATTGACTTGAATCATATTAATCCTGTTGCGCCAGATTCTGTTAGCGTGTCATGGATTGGTCGCCGTGTATGGATTTCTGCACCGTACTCAACTGAAACAACTGTAAGCAATCCAACAGTCAACTTTGTTTTGGACCCATCTATCCGTGGTGGCGTGTACACACAGTTCAGGTCTGCTGATGGTTATGGTTTGATTAGTGGTTGTGACTGGACCGATGGTTCTAATACCGATTACCGTTTGATGATTCATCCTATTCAAAAATATGTTTTGAAGGTTGACTTGTACTCCGAGGAGTCGGACAATATTTCTGGAACGGCTGTGCCATTTTCCAGTTACTACAAGACTCGTTGGTTTGATGGTGGGTCATATATGCAGAAAAAGATGTTCCGCCGACCAGACTTTGTTATTAAAGAATCAGATTTGTCCCAGAGTATTACGGTCAAAGTTTACCATGATTACTCGGAGGGTACTGGTAACGAAAAGAAGATTTTCAGTATTTCCCAGACTCCTCCTAGTACGGGTTTGATTTGGGGTTCTGGTTTGTGGGGTGAAAACTGGTCTGTTGGTGCCATCAGTTCTACTGTTAAGACTGGTCGCAATCTTGGGTTGGCTAGGTCTGTTCAGTTGGAGTTTATTGGTCCCTCTAGCCAGAAGTGGGGTATCAATAGTATCGGTTACAAGTATCAGTCAAGAAGGGTTAAAGGATAATTATGGCTACTCTTAGCATTCCTAATACATTTGTCAACAGCACGCCTGCTGTTGCCACGGAAGTTAACGCAAACTTTAATGCCGTAAAGGTGTTTGCTGAGGCATTGGCAGCAGGGACAAACTTGGATGATGGGTCTATTACCTACAGCAAGTTGGCTGCGGCTGCTGTGGCAGCCCTGTCAACCAGTGGCGATAATGCCGAGGTGGTTAT